CTCATGTTACTTCATGCTTCTTAGTATCTTGAATGTTTCAAAATCAAATATACTTGCATTAATTTTCTCTTGATTGTAAGTAGGCATGAAGTTGCTAAGCTTGTGAGAATCTTTCACAACTTTCTGGATTTGTGAATCCTTCATTCTAACAAATTCTAGGATGTTCGAATTTGCTTTAGCAATAAATTTTACGTATTCCTGGAAAGCAGGATGTTGACAGCAATTCTCTGCTATCATTATTACACGTAGAGCAAACATTTCGCTGGACCATTCCTTCTCATTGTGGAATCTTTCCGGATATACCTGACTAGTAACATTTCTAATCAGAGGATATACTCCAGCTGCAACATGGTTGCCGTAATTTCCGGCCCATCCTGACACAAAATGACGCTGCAAGAAGCCTGTCTCATCCATTGAGACCTCTTGTTTACTTGGATTTCCTGGTAATCCAATGAGCTCCATTTCGGTAGTGACAGTCTTAACTAGCCATTCAATTGCTTTACTGTCCCAATGGCCTTTCAAGAACCAAAGTTGATCATCACCAATTCCCATCGCTGAAACGATGTCTAAATGATATTTAATTTGTAAATATCGCATGAAAATAAGGTTAAAGATGGTTTCTAAGAAATTAGTCCAACCAGATCCGGACGGCATACCGTGATCTTGTTCTACATAACCTTCTGATGTGACAACCGGCAACGTGAATACTTCTCGAATATTTTGCTCGAGTTTGGCCCAGTATTCCTTCTTGAAATAATGCTTGATTACATCAAAGCACTCTAAGCCATGATAGCCGTTAAAATGTTGATCCATCTTAGTGTAATCCCAACCACATTTAAGGTTGGATTTCCACGAGTGATCAACCTCACTCTGGACTTTGTCAAAGCCCTCCCATGGATAGAAAAACGTGTTGCCCGTCTTCCTACAATACTCCTGCAAAGGGACAACGAACTGCTGTTCGGTTAAATTACGTCCGAATGCTGCCATAAAGATGATTCTTTCATCATCAAATGTCTTTCCCATGGTAGCTCTAAAACCCACAGTAGATGGGTAGTGAGATGCTTCCCCTGATTTTGCTGAGGATATGGCTTGAGCTTGAGCCTCAGGATTTGTTCTTTTCATGAACAATGGATAGCAGCTAGATGTGTTTAGTTTATCTGCTTCACTACTAGCCTTCACTACTGCCTCGAACGCAGCTGGAACTCCAGACTCATTGAATTTTAATTCTTTGACTACCTGGTGTTTAGCCCTAATCCACTCATTGGACTTGAAAATAGGAGAACTTTCCAAGTGTTCGAAATACTCATTAAAGTGTTCCTGAACTTTGGGTGTTCTAAACGGGGAGGTTCCGCCTTGAGGGGCAAACTTATCTGACTTGGATAAGTCCCAATCAGCAATGATTTTAAGGTCCTCACTACGTGCAGCCATTGGTGCAAGCATGTTCTGAACCTGTTTTAGAATCCATTCTGGACTTTGGGATTCATAGAACCAAGATCTAGGTGTAGAATCATGACCTTTAGCCATACGTTCTAGCGCCTGTTTGAAGCCATTTGTAGACTCCAGTACCCTACTGACTTCAGTAGGCAACTTTTTGTATTTGACTTTCATAAAATACTCCTTTCGTG